GTTTATTAAGAATCTTATCAACGGTTGCTGATGGATGTCTGGTATCTTGGAGTGTTTCTGGCGAGATATTGTACTGCATAATAAGGTGAGGGTAGAGACTATTAAGGTCAAAAGACACAACCCAATCATAGAATCCAGGTGTCGGCTCTTTAACATATGCCCCCGCGTACTTGGCGTTCTTCACAGACTCTTTCTTAGGAGGAATAGCAATCTTCCTCTTTAGAAGTTCCACGTAGATATAGTTATCCCACATGCGAACCTGTGAAAACACATCTTCATAATTCACCTTAGCATCATAAGCCATAGTAAACGCAAGTTCAATCAACTTCATCTTGTCATCAAGTTTGTCCACAAGACGAACGTCATGGATGTTGTACTCGATGAACTTCTGCCAGTCGTTTTCGTAGAACTCTTTGAAAGTATCGTACTCAGAGTGATCTAGTTTTTTCTCTCCGAGTTCAACTGAGCAGATGTGGTCAAGTCGATATGATTCTTGGTTTGTGTAGGTGAACTTTTTGTATAGTTCCAAGTAATCCAGAGTAGCAATCCCTGGAAGATCGTAGGCAATTTGCTTTCGTCCTTTGATGAAAATTTCTCGTCTAGAAATAAGACGCCACGGGCTAAGTAACCGAGACTCTTTTTCACCAATAACCCGAGCAATACGCCCAGCAATATAGGGAATATCAAAAAGCTGTACATTCCAACCAGTAATAACGTCAGGGTAATTTTGCATCCAATACTCAAGGAAAGCAGAAAGCATTCCTTGTTCAGTTCTGAAGTGCATGTAGTCAACATTAGTGTCGGTGTTATTAAATGGGCGAGCACCGAATACAATCATGCGACCAGTGTGAGAATCTTTAAGACTGATTGCTAGGATCTCCTGATCAGTATTTTCGATATCAGGGAATCCATTCTCAGCAGCAGTTTCAATATCAATGTTGAACACACGAATCTGCTTAGAGTCAAACTGGACTCTATCTTCATCATATTCTTCTGCGATGTATTGATACAAATAACGAGTGTTACCATACACATCAGTGTTGGAACACTCGCGATACCTATTCACAGTTTCCTTAGCATCAGAGATAGTACCCTGCCTCATGGGAGCAACACAGTCTCCCTCAAGGGTCCGCCACTCGGAATAATTAGAAGTGGGTAGGTACAAAGTCGGGCTATACTTAACCTCGTCTTTGAACGCTACCCCGTTCTCATATCCACGCACAAGGATGCGGTTCCCTGCTTGTTCAACGTTTGTATAAAACTTCATTCAGTAAGATTCGTCTTCAGAACGTCATCCCGTGGGTTGACCATAACCATTATATCAGAAGAACGGACAGCCACCTCGGTGTCCAGTGAATAAGGTGGCCACTGTTGTCCGTCTAGGGTAACAGGATTGATAAGGATGCAGTCAGGTTCCCCAAGAACTGCATCCTCTACTGCCTCAACCTCTGCTACGATCCACTCATCACACAGATTCAACAGTTTCTTCATTTTCAACAGGAGTCAGGTTTACTTCAGTTTCAGCAGTGAACTCTGGTGCAGGGGGAAGTTCAGCATCAGCATCAGGGTCTCCAAAAGCAATGTTCATTTCTTCTTTATTGAAGTTTGGTTGGAGAGATGGGTCAACTGCTAGTTGCTGACTATCTTTAGGAGCATCAACAGCAACTTTCTGCTTGTATGCTTCAAGAATTGCTTGCTTTGGAGCATGAATCATGCCGACCAAATCAAACCCAACATGATACTGTTTCTCATCAGTAAAAGGATTCCACTTAGTAAACCTCACATTGTATCCTTCATTATTCTCATCTTCAATGACTAGAGAATATGGACATGTGAAAGAGAGACACATTGGGCGTGAACCTTCTTCCTTTGATTGCTCCTCACTTTGGTACACCTCACCAACGTCAGCAATAACATACTGACCAGTGTACTTCATACTAACGATTTGAATTGTCATAATTGATAATCTCTAGGGTTTCATCCGTAATGTTGTTATCTAGAAAGTCTTCCAGATAATATTGCTCCTTATATATCTTAGCGATATCATCGGTTGGATCGTTAATGCATAACACGTCTTGCAAATTAATTTTGAAGAACTGTGTTTTTGCAAATGGGTTCCATGAAGTCATGGTTACCGAAAAGGTCGGTTCAGGAGTAGGTGAGTTAGACATTGTTGATGGTCTAACTTTAGAGATACCAACAATTTGAGGATTGATCATGGCGTATCCGATTGTTTTACGGAACGAATCTCTAACCTCATAAAAATCGCAGATGACTCTCTCACTGTCTGCTAGAACACAAACTTTGATACTCATAACTTCACAGAACCCATCACATTATACTAAAAAAGAACTAGTTGGTCAACTTTCTCCAAACCAAACTTTACGCTTCTGCTTCTCTGGTAGTTCTTTTTTGAGGGTGATTGATAGCAAACCATCAGTAAAGTCTACGCTCTCAACTTCTACATCATCAGCCATCTGCCAGTTACGAGAGAATGTTCTGTATGAAATTCCTCTGTGTGCGTAGTTTCTTTCTTTATCTTCTGGTGCTTTCTTTGCACTGACGGTTAGAACATTTCGTTCGGTGGTAACTTCGAGATCTGATCTGCAAAATCCTGCAAGAGCGACTTCCAAAGTGGTTCTACCATCACTTCCAGCAATAACATTGTATGGCGGATAACTAGTTCCTGCTCCCGCAAGAGCTTCAAGTCTGCTGAATGTTTCATCAAATCCTAATGAAAAAGGTGTGTATGTGTTAAATTGTACCATGTCCTTTACTAAGCGACGTTTACATAGGACCCCGAAGGCATCCTGGCGTAAGAGGGGGGCATTACGCCCCGTCAACTCTCACACTAATAATTATAATCGCAACATAAAAAATGGGGGTCGTGAAAACCCCCATCATTATTACGGTTTACTGACTTTTTTTCTTACCAATATTGTATTTTGATTCTAAAGTCCACTCACCTTTCTCTTTAAATGAGATAACTTTAATTTGATTCAATGGAGCGAGCGTCTCCACTTTCTCTGTAGATACAATCTGCAGTAGTCCCCAATCACACAGCAACTGAGAGATGCGATTGCGTCTCTGAATATCATTGTCTGTGATATTAGTATGCTTTCCATCCAAGGCAAACAGTTCCTTGAAGTGAACAATATAATACTTGCCTTGCTTGTGCAAGATATGGCAAGACTGATATAGTTTTCTTTCTTTTCTCGAAGCGACACCAATGCGTGTTAGTGTCTCTCTTACTTTCAGGAAGTCATCAGGTTCGTTCAAGACCACTTCAATCATGTCAGATTGCTTCCACTGGATTTCAGTATCAACGCTCATCTTTTCCACCTTTGTTAACGATTTTTCTTATTTGTTCAAGTTGGTCTTGCGATAAAATCCTGATTGCCTCTAGAGCCTTAGTATATGTAATACCATAATACTCTTTGACTTCATCAAGATATTCAATAGACTCTTTTTTAGTCCATGGAGAGAAACGTCTCCTAGGTCTCAGACTATTTATATAAAAATCGTATTGCATCTTATTATCCAAATGAGGATGCATATTCATCTCATTGACGAACAAAATGCAGTCGGTGAAAGAAGATAGACACTTATTAATAATCCAAGATGGATACCTACTCACAGAATATGGATCTTGGTCCATTAGATTTTTCTTAGACTGATTGATTGAATACAACCAGTCTGTTAGTTTGTAATTTGTGTTGACTGCTTTTTCAGATGTTTTATAATTCTTTGGTTCATTCATTATTTAAATACAGCAGTAACCCCCATGACTTTAGCATTTGGGTTGCGGGCAAGTGCAACTTGACGTGCTTCTTCGTAGTTGCGAGCAATCACAGTCTCGGTAAAGACCTGACCAGCGACGTAGAGTTTGACTTCACACTTCATAGTTCATAAGGACCAGTTCAGTCCTGCTTGCTTGATCTGTATTATACGACCCTACAGAGCGCATGGTGTAAGTGTGTGCAAATTCTGCTACTGTCCACCCCTGGAACCTTTCTTTGACCAGTTGAGACGAATTATAAGATACGAGTTGAGGACCAACAAACCGATCACAAATGGTAGCAAAAGCATCGTGGTCGAATGATTTGTGCATATTACCTTTCCTTCCGTATAGGTTAGATCCAATATCGTAGGGTGGGTCGAGGTAGGTGAAAATAGACTTGTCGTCGGTAAGGAGCTCTTGGTAGCGACCATTGGTAATCTTCCAGTTTTGAATTAAGGTTGTGTATCCAGGGAGTTTATCAATTCCACGCATCGAGAAATTGCTATCTGACGCTTGTCTTGAGAAGGAGCTGGACTCAGAGAGACCAGAAAAAGAGCACTTGTTAATAACGTAGAAAGCACAAGCGCGATATAGAGGGGATACGGAATCGTCATTTACTAAATCCTTTGCTTCTAAAAATAATCCACGAGCAGATCCTTGATCGGGATACCTAGACTTAAGTTCCTGAAGACGTTTGTACATCTTGTAACCATCGTCTTGCAGGGTCTTCCAAAAATTAGTCAACGGTTCATAGAGATCGTTAACCCAAATGTTCATTTTGGGATAACGTTTAGTGATCTCTAGTGCGACACTACCACCACCTAAGAAAGGTTCACGATACTCTTTTACCTGGGAAAGGTCGGGGAGGTACTGGAACAGTTTGCTTAGGGCTCGACTCTTGCCCCCTGGGTAGCGGAGCGGTGTCTTCAGTGCTTTCGTCATAATCAGGTTGGTTGTACTTAAGGTATTCCCAAAAGGTCATCTTCAATTCCTTCTGCGTCATGCCGCAGTGTGCAGCTGCTTCAGGTAAATTCATTGTAGCATGAAACAATGCTTCGTGTGCTTCACGCACATTCTCAGGCGTTGTTTTCTTCTTCATAAATGTATCCATCAAATTCAAAATCCTCAATTGCAGAAACAGGAACTTCGTGCTCGCCACCAATCAAATACCAATGCTCATCATCACGAACTCCGAGATATTTCATTTGATCTTCATCAAAACAATTTTCTCGCATTGCTGCTTGAATCTTAAGATGAATCAGTTCAGACTTGCTAGGCACATTCATGATGATTTCTTCCATTCAACTCCATCCAACATAATTTCAGTGAGACACGCAAGAGTATTGATCTCTTGATCAGCAACAAAAGAAATTTGATACTGATACTTAGCAATGATCAGAACACAATTAGGAACAGATGCATTGCTAGCATGTTTGTACATACTATCATAGATTTTCCTCATGACCATATAAGGATCATGATCCATGTTTTGTGATACCCATTGCTTGACTGTGGAGAAGTTTCTATCCTTCATCGCACGAATCAAGTCATCCAGATTTAGATCTGCAATATCGACAAGAATGTCTGTATCAATCTTACCCTTAGCAGCATGACGCTGAGTCTCATTTAGAAGACGACGCCAGTCTGGATAGTATCGATTGATAAGTTTAGCAATAACTTTATCTTCATACTTAATCTCTTCAGTATCAAGAATGTATTTGATACGCTGAAAGAACGTAGCACTCAGTTTTTGCTTGTCTCCTGCTTTGATACCAAAATCGACAACAGTGCAACGCGACTTGATTGGGTCGATCAAGCGGTTGATGAAGTTGCAGGTAAAGATGTATCGACAGTTGCTGTGAGTCTCCTCCATCTGCCCCCTAAGGATCATCTGAACGTCAGCAGTCATGTTGTCTGCCTCATCCAGAATAACGACCTTGTGGGCGGCAGTAGAGGTCAATGAGACAGTCGTAGCGAACTGCTTGACCCTGTTCCTGATAGTCTCGATAGAACGACCCTCATCAGACCCGTTGATGACGATGTAGGACGCTCCCAGTTGCTCACAGAGAGCACGGGCAACAGTCGTCTTGCCGATACCAGCAGATCCAGTCAACAGCAGATTTGGAATCTCACCTTGCTCAAGAAAACCCTGAAAAGATTTCTTAGTTCCTTCAGGGAGAATACAATCATCAATAGTTTTGGGTCGGTATTCTTCGACCCAAAGAAAGTTTCTACTCAT